CGGCTACGGCGACCGACTTGACCCAGCTTCGCAATTCGTCTGTAAAGGTTGGCGGCGGCTTCGGCCCCATCCGCTATGAGCCCTCGCAGTTGACTTGGCTGAACAAGCCGACCACCGAAGGCATTGAAGTCGCTTCGCGCAACTTCGCTGAAGCCATGCTGCGCGACCAGCTGAACACCGCGATTGCGGCGCTTCGTGCGGCCATCGTCAACCAGGGCGCGGCGACTACGGTGGACATCACCGCTGGCACCAACGCCGTGATCACCTACAACACGCTGAACGACAGCCACGCGCTGTTCGGCGACCGTTCGGGCGATCTGGTGGCGCAGGTGATGACGGGTTCGATGTATCACAAGCTGATTGGGCAGAACCTGACCAACGCCCGTCAGTTGTTCCTTGCGCAGGGCGTCACCATCGTGGACATCCTGAACAAGGCGGTGATCGTGACCGATGCGCCGGCTCTGACCGTGGCAGGCGCGCCGGGGACTGACACTGTGCTTTCGCTGGCGACCGGCGCTGCCACTGTGTTCGATGGCGGTGACGTTATCAGCAACATCGAAACCAACAACGGCCAGCAGCGCATCGAAACCACGATGCAGGTTGATTACAGCTTCGGCCTCGGCCTGAAGGGCTATTCGTGGGATGAGACGAACGGCGGCAAGTCGCCGACCGACGCCGAACTCGCGACTGGCACCAACTGGGATAAGACTGCAACCGACATCAAGCACACCGCTGGTGTGGCTGCTGTGGGCGACCGTAGCTAATGATTGCGGGGAGGGTTTCGGCCCTCCCCCTTTCGCCTGAAGGGGTGAATTATGATCCATTACGAACCTCACCCCGTTAGCCCCGAGCGCAAGGCGGAATTGCGCGCGCAGGGGTTCAAGATCATCGACGCGGCGTTCAAGCCTGCGGATTGGAAGGCACCCGATGGCCTACAAGCCGAAGCCCCGGTGAAGCGGCGCGGTCGCCCAAGAAAGGCTGACTGATGGCGCTCACCATCGAAAACGGCACAGGCATCGCGGGGGCGGATAGCTTCGTCACGCTTGTCGAATATGCCGACACGCAAACCGATCTGTTCGGCGCTGCGCTCGATGGCACGGACGTTCTGAAGGAGGCGGCGCTTCGGCGTGCGTTTCTGTATCTCAAGTCGCTTACGTGGAAGGCGGACTATCCGTTCCCTACGCTGGGTGGCACAATTCCTGCCGATGTGAAGTCGGCGCAGGCTATTCTAGCACGCTATGAGGAAGCGACCCCCGGCGGGTTGCAGCCCACGGTTGTGCCAGGACAGCAAAAGGTTCTGACCCGCGTGGGCGAACTGTCATGGACTGTTATGGGACAGACGGGCGCGGATGCGCAGCGAGCGGTTGTTATGATGGCCGCTGATCTGCTAAAGCCGTTTGTTAATGACACAGGAAACACCCGGTTCCTTGCCCGTGCCTAGCGTGGTGAGCCTTCGCGGCGGCGAGGTAAATACCTTCACGCCGAACGAGGGTTGCATGAAGGCGCTGCGCGAAATGCTGGAAATGGCAGAGGCGGGCGAGATTACCGGCATTGTCTGTGCAAGGCTGCACGGTGACAATCTCGGCAGTTACACGATTGCCGGGATGGCCGGCCCTTATTCATTGCTAGGGGCGCTTGTCATGGCTCAAAAGGAAATGACGGATCTGATGGCGAGCCGCTTTGAATGAGCGGCGCATCTATCGCGGCAGAAGTCGCACAGGCACTTAGAGACGTTGCCCGCGATGTGGGAACGGGCGAGTTCATTGTCACGCTGATCGAAAAGCCCGACAACCCTTCGACACCGTGGGATACGGGGTATTATGGCGAGCCTACCGAATACGAGTTGCCCGCGATTGTAAGCGACTTTCCGCAGACGATGATTGACGGGACTTTGATCCAGCAAGGCGACCGGCGCGTGATGCTGGCGGCTACAGGGCCAAAGCCTAGCACCTCTGGCACGTTGAATATCCTCGGCACGGTTTATCGCATCATCAGCGTTCGGGAGACCGGGCCCAGCGGGGTGCCGCTTTATTATTTCGCGCAATGTAGGATCTAAGCATGGGCAACCGCCGCCGCCTGCAAAACAGACTGGCGGCGCTGCTCAAGGAGTATGATGTACAGATTGAGCGCGCCTTTCTTGATGCGATCCGCAGCAAGGCTGGCAGCATCAATTTGGCCGAATTGGTTGCAGCAATCGAGGCGCGGGACTTCAACCGTGCCGTAAATATCGCGGGCATGACCCGTGCTGATTTGTTTCCGTTCGATCAGTCAATCACTAGCGCATATGTTGCGGGCGGGCAGACGGTATCAGCCGCAGCCCCGGCTTTCGCCGTGTCGTTCGGTTTTGATGGTCGAGCGACCCGCGCCGAGGCGTGGGCGCGCAGCCATGTAGGCGGGCTTGTGACGGGTATCGTCAATGAGCAGCTAGACATGCTGCGCGAGACTATCGGCACGCAACTGGCCGCAGGGATTAACCCGCGCAAGATTGCGGTGCAGATCGCGGGGCCAATCGGGCCGGGTAACGTGCGGCAAGGCGGCTTCATCGGCCTGTCGCGGCCTCAAGTGGGATACCTGGCCAACGCGCGGGCCGAATTAGAAACGCTGGACGCGGGGTATTTCAGCCGCAAGCTACGGGATCGCAGGTTTGACCCGCTGGTGCGCAAGGCGATTAAGGATGGCAGGCCACTGGCGCAGGCCGATATAGACCGGATTGCAGCCCGCTACAGTGACCGGATGCTGAAGCATAGGGCTGAGACCATCGCCCGGACGGAAAGCATCACAGCCCTACGCGCAGGGCGGCGTGAGGGGATGCAACAAGGCATCGAAGCGGGAGCCATCGCGCAGGACGCGGTTAAGCGGGTTTGGAACGCGACAATGGACAGCCGCACGCGGCCCGATCATGCGCAGGTTAGCGGGCAAGAGGTTGATGGTATGCAGACGCCATTCACCCTGCCCGATGGCTCGCGGATGCTTTACCCCGGTGACACATCGCTAGGGGCGTCGGCAGAGCAGACGATCAACTGCCGGTGCTATGACGAATACGTAGTGGATTGGTTGCGTGGCTGACAACCGCAAGTTTGTGGCGGACGTTTCCAAGTTCGCCGACAAGACCGCCGATCAGATGCTCAAGGTCGCAAGACAGTCAATTCAGGACACGGTGAGGATCGCACAGCGCACGGTTGCCGATGGCGGGGATATGCCGGTCGATACCGGGTTTCTGCGCAACAGCTTGGTGACTGAATTGCGAGGCGCACAGGTTGCCGAGGGCGGCGATAGCTACGTGCTTGGCCTGAGCGCCCTGCAACTTGGCGACCCGTTCCAAGTGGCGTGGACTGCCGAATACGCAATTCCGCGTCACTACATGGTCGGCGTCGGCCAAGGCGGCGGGTTGTGGCGCGATAAGGCTGCGCAACAGTGGTCGCGTCTTGTGGCTCAAAATGCGGCGAGGGTGCGATGAACGAAAACGACATCGAGCAGGCCATCGGCCAGCACCTCGCAGGCATGGGTTCAACCCCGATTGCATGGCCGAATGACGACTTTACGCCGAGCGGCACATACATCGAGTTCCGCCATGTCCCCGGCGAGCGGTTCGATGATACGATTGACGCAAATGGCCCCATCCAAACTGGGATTGTCCTGCTGACCGTTGTGACGCGCTCAGGGGGCTTTGCGAACGAAGCGAACGCATTGGCGGCGCAGATTGCCGACAGGTTCCCGAAGGCTCTCAGATTGGCCGCAGGGGCCGGTAAGCTGGTGTTCTACGCGCCCGCCTCTCCCGGCACTCCGTTTCAGGACGGAGCCTATTTCCGCAAGCCGGTGCGCATCTTCTACATAACGGAGTGACCATGAAAGTTCGGATGACGAACAAGTCCTTCCCGCTCGGGGAGGCTCACGTGCTGCCTGAAGATCAGGCGACTTGGGAAGCAGCCGGATGGGTTGCCGATCCCGCTCCCTCAGAAACCACTGACAAGGATACCAAGAAATGAGCCGTTCCCACATTGGCAAAACCTTCTGGGTTGCTCCCGCAGCCCCGGCAACTGAAAATGCAGCGGGCTTTGCGGCCCTGACCTGGACTAAGGTCAATGGGGTTCAGACCCTTCCCCAGATCGGCTTCTCGCATGCAAACATTGATGTGCCAGACCTTCAGACTGGCATCACGCGCGGCGTGAAAGGTGCCGGGACTGGGAACGATAGCACGACGACCTTCCGCATTGTGGCATCCGATCCCGGGCAGGCATCTGTCCGCACTTTGGCAAATGCTGGTGGGGTTGCGGCTATCGGATCGATCCGCATCACGCGGGGAACTGGCACTGACGGCGCGCCGGCAGCAGGCAACGAACTGCAATATGCG